TGTATGCTTTTTGTTCTTCTGCTGCTTTTTTGGTTTCCTCTGAAACTGAACTAAATGCGTCTGACAATCTTAGAATACCCTCAATGATCAATCCAATACCTAATGACAAAAACGCCTTTTGTACCAATGTCAATGAAATATACCAAGCTCTTGTCGCTCTTGCTACGTTTAAAATAGCAGGTGCAAATTCTCTTAAATCTCTTAACCCTTGAGAGAATACTAAAGCACCTTGAACCCTAAGCAATACCTTTTCAAGTTCTTCTGATTCTGTACCAAATAAAGCCGTTGCTCCTGCCGCTAATTCAAAACCAGCCGTGACACCTTGAGCTGCACGAAACATTTGCTCAGCTCCACCTCTTGCCCCATCAATAGCAAAATCAAGTTCCTCAAGTTGCTGTTTGTAGCGACCTGCAACCTTGATGGCTTCTTGTGTACGCTTGTCATTGATTCCGAATTGCTGAGCGAGTTTCTCAGCTTCAAGTTGCGTTTGTGATACCGCATCGCCTAAATCTTCGTATGCGTTTGCTGCTTGTTTTACCGTTGACGTTCCGTTTACGTCAATATCTATATTTACTGCTTCGTTTATTGCCATTAGTGTCCGTGAGTTAAAATCCAGTATTGTGTGCCGTCTGAAATGACTTGGTCATATCCGTTCTTTGCGTTTGATGTGTGAGATGTTGCATCGTCGATTAAAATAGAGCCATCCCCTGCGTTTATTGTTACCGAGTTAGATGATTGTGTTTTCTTTATGACATACATCTTGCCACTGTTGTTAGTAGGATCAGGTAGAGTCACTGTGATGTTTCCGCTTGTTGTGTCGCACAAAATTAGATAATCGTCATAGGTTGCTGAATAAGGTGAATCGGTATTGTCTATATCAACCACCTTTCCAGAGCCTAACCATGTACCGAGTACAGGCTGATTCTCAACATATACTCTCCGACCTTCAGGAACTACAAAATCTGTACAATTTAAAGCAGTGGTAAATTCCATTCCTTTACTCACCTTTGTTCCCTCACTACCTAAGACAGTAACAAATGCAGAACTTGATTGATTATTATCTCCGTTTGTTATTGTGTCAGAGTTGCCTGTATTGTTTCCAACAGTCACGCCTCCTTTCCAAGTGAAGTCTGGTGTTTCTGCTTGACCATCCACCGGGAATCTGTCTTTTGTTGCCTCTCCCTCTCCATCAAATCCACCTTGACCAATTTTCTGATTGTCGCTGATGTAAGGTGTGTAATAAGTAGAAAGCAAGAACTCACACAAGTAAACTCCATCTCTTGTAGGTCGGTAGTCAGTGATTTTGTTCAATTTCCAATACTGCCCTTCAAAGAAGTAGTTATAAGCAAAAGATATGTTCCCCCAATCATTCGGAGTGATTCTGAAATAACCCTTAAATATCTTTGAGTTTTTATCGCTTATCTCTGAGATGTATTTGTAGTAGTATTTATTAACCAGGTTGTCATTTGAGTAAGGGAATCCAACCGGCACATAAGCCCTCTGAACCATTCCAAAGTTTAAATCAAAACTCATTGAATCAGTGTCATCAATGTGCAAAGTCAACGGGTAGTTTGTTTCATTAGGTGCAGTGATATTCGTGCCATCGTTTATATACCCCCCTCCTGCTGTACTGTAATAGTCAAATGTCCAATATTCGGAAGTTGCTTTTAAACCTCCATAGTATAAAATGCGAAGGCTTGAATCATCCTCTGCTACATCAGAATAGTAACGACCTGATATTTTATCCTGATACATTACAGTCGGAGCAAACGTCACCTCAATCTTTTTCTCTTGCTTGATAAAATCATTATCAATGTCAACTGTCCTATCTCCATAGATACGAGAATAAACGTCTTTGTATTGCTTGTTTAATATATCGCCTCCGTCTTTGTAGCTGAATTTGTATGGGTTGTTTTGCAACTCTCCCATTGGTAGTAATTGATGCGGCTGAGAGTAGTCAAGTTTCTGACTCCAATCAATATTATCTCCGTTGTAAAATTCATCCCTTGTTTCTATCCTCAGAGTCTTTGTGTCAGTCTGCTCAATGTATAGATTGAACATCTTCACGAGATTCAACAGAAATTCCTTCTGTGTCCAGTCACCTGTAAAGAACTGACCGAAATCAATCGTTCTGTTGTATGCAATCAAGAAAGCACTTGATTCGTTGTACACATAGTTTCCAGTGCTGATTTGTATATCCTCGTCTCGTCTACTGACTTGACCAAGAACGGACAAAGTATCGAGATATGAATGAAGATATTTGACCTGCACATAATCACCCTCTGTCAAATCAAATTCTGCAGTCTTGCCTACATAGTCTGTGTTATTGACATAGATGTCCACTGTTTGAATTGGATGTGAATTGCCATTTACAAACACACCAAACTCCAACAAATTAGATGTCGGTGGAGGAGCAACTAAATCGACCTTCACATACCAAGAGAAACGCCCAGAAACAGGTGCTGTGTACTTATAATTTCCTGCTGAATTATCAAAGTTCCCACCATTGTCAAAGTTCCCTCCTGTGCTATCATTTGCCACAGGAATAAGGTCACCCACGCTCAAAGTAGTAGCCCCAGTCACCTGAGCCTGAAACAATCTATTTGTAACCCCTGAAGGCTGCTCTGTTAACGCTCCGTAAGTATATGGAACAATGAGCCTTTTAAATTCATCTGTTTCAAAGAATGAGTCATTTGTGTACTCATATCCGTAAGTGCTGAATATCTTGTCAACGATTGTCTTTGCATATAAGCAAGGAGTATGATCATCAACTCTCCACTTGCTACAATCATTTGGAATGGTTGCCCTCTTTGGTGTTATTTGACTCCACACATAGCCCACGCCATACTCAAACGCTGTAGGTGTGTCATTAATATAAATTTGAGAATCCCACGAGTCAGTGATGTTTACAATGTTGACTGTGTGATTGTATTCTGAGAAATCAAGGTCAGCGAGTTTTGCGTTTTCAATGCTTGTGAATAGATTAGCCGTTTCTCCGTGTATCGTGCAGTTATAACCAATCAGATTGTTGTTCTCAACGATTATCTCGGTCAGTCTTATGAATCCCCTTATCTGCTCAATGCCGTCTGCTGTAACAAAGCAATCTGCTTTCTTATTAGGGTCAAAGTCAGGTGTGTATTGTGCTGTTCCTGTTATCTCATTTGCAACCTCAAAGATGTTTCCAAAGATTTGATTGTTGTTTTTAGTTGCCGGTATGGTTAGAGTCTTTGTGTAGTCTGAACTTCTTTGCTCAGGATTGCGAATGTCTGCAATAGAGCGAGTGATGACCATATCAAAGTCAGGAGCAAGGTCTAACTTGTTAGCATTGAAAGCTCTCTCATCTAACGTGAGCAGCCCAGCCGATAAACAATCAACTCCCTCAAGTATGCCACCCGTTGACAAAACCCTCTGCTGATATTGGCTAAATATCTGCTGATAGTCGCTGTCATTGGTTTTAATAAATACTTCTATCATAGACGCTGCACTTTGTCAGGGAAACTCAACTCTGCTTCAATCCTCAAATTAAACGCCTTGTCATTGATGTGATACCTCTGCTCATATTCGCTGTCAGTAATATTCACCGTGTACAAAGCATCATCATAAATCCAAACTCTTGGACTCATTACCAACTCTCTAAGCCATACAGATTCAGCCTCTGTGATCAGGTCGCTGTTTAGTGTGATTCTCTGTTGTGCCTCTGTGTAGTATTGACTATTATTGAAAGACTGATTTGTATAAGCGTAGTTTTGCCCATCTAAAGTGTATGGGTTCGCTCGGTAGTTTCTTCTGTCAATATCAAAGTTATCTCTCCTCACTTTGTTAAACCTAAACGATTCAACTGCTCCCAAGCGGTTAAGAAAGAACACATCGACTGCATCGTATTTTGAACAACGCTCATCAATGTTTATCGTGTAAGCTGAGCCTACTAAGTTATTTGACGAATCCTCTGGGCGTATCGTGTAAGACGTTGCACCTGTCGGAATGCCGCCCGATATATTCGAGCCAATAGGGAAACGAACCATATCATCTGAGGTCGCACTGATGTTGACAGTACTACTATCAGAAAAAGTGACAAGTAAATGGTCGAGAGTGCCATCGTGTAAAGCGTAAAGCCAATCCTTTTGATTTCTGTGTATGCGTTTTGAAACATTGTTTGATAAGAATCCTGCTGTACTTCCTGAAGCCATTATATAGTTACCCTCATCATAATTCAAGAAAGTTGACGGAGCGAGTGCTGCATTCCAAATAGTGTTACCTGTTACAGTTGCCTCAGCTAATGTCTGAGTGATTGGCGATGTTGTTCCAGTGCTGTACTCATAGCCGAACTCCAACTTGTAATCAAAGAATGAGTTTGAGCAACCACTTGCTGCTGAATCAGTGTAATCCCAATCTTGAGTGACGTATGATTCAAGAACACGAGCGATGTTGAACACCCCTCGATTGTTTGATCCATAGTACAAAGGAACTTTGAGCCTGGTTAAGAGCGAGTCAGTTGAGTTCTTGACATCGCATATAAATTTAAAGTTGTAATTGCTTGTTATCCCGGTGGATGTTTCCTGAACAACCCACAGATTGTCATTGTAGGCTGGTTGGTGTGTTCCACTGACTTGGTGACTTGTAGTGAGTGCCATCTATTTATAATTAAGAAATCAACCGAAGTGGCTGAATTAGAGCAGTTCGTTCAAACAAGCACACACATAAGACTCAAAACCTGATGCTGCCGCCTTCTCTAATCGCTTCTGCCTCTGTTTGCTTATTGTGGTATGAAACGCAAGAGTATTCAAGAACTCAGTGAGTGGCATCTCAAGAATAGCATCCCACTCTTGCCGTCTACCTCCTGCTAATCTGTCGACGAGTCCGAGCCATCCGAAAACATCTCCTTTGCTTTCTTCACCTCCGCCTTCAAATAGGTTAGGGTAGTTTTTAATAATTTCGGATAGAGAGCCGAAAAAAAAAGCGAGTATTTGTAAAATTGTGGTGCTGGTAGGTCTTTGAAATTGTCAACCTTCCACTGATAGTCATCCTCTATCTTCCGCCCAAAAATGTTCACTCTGTAACTCAAACAAGCAATGATCTTGTGCAATGCCTCTATCTTGTCGCTATCACCTAATTCTTGCAGTTCAATAAAATGATGTGCCTCCATTGCTTTGGCATTCTTTACGAGCTTGAATCTTCTGCCCTTGTGTTTGAATGTCCACTTCAATCGGTGCTTTGGTTCTTGCTCTAAAAACGACAAATCAATTTTCCGCAAGTCATTTAATGTCCACTTCTCAACCTCCTCATAAGTTAGCCCTTTAATTATCGCCACCGTGTGAGCTGTTTTCTCAATCGGGTTAAGGTCATCAGGAAGCTCCCCAATCTCTTGAAGCATTCCGATTGTAATGTCTTTCCATTTAAGCATAATAGAATAGTCCTGGTTTATTGTGTTGTTTGCAATCATTGGCAAGAGCTAACGCCATCACGCAGTCATCATGTAGTCCTTGTGGTGCTGTATATCTCACTCCTGTTCTTGTGTATTCAAATTCAAAGTTACGCATTTCATCGGCAATCACGCCTTCAGGGAATCTTACTTTCTGACTTTGCACTGCTACCACTAAGCCCTCAATCAGTTGTTGCTTTGATTGGCTTGTGAATTTAAAGCCTTTGATTCTTGGGTGTTGTCTTTGCAGTTGCTCAACGATAGGATCACCGACTCCTGTGCTATCCACAAACGCAGGTGTGTTCCCTATGGTTGCCGTTATCTTTTGAAGCGTCTGACTCCAATCAACTTGGAATCTATCAAAGTGAACGACCTCGCCCTTTTCGTTTAGTCCTATGATCACAGTCCAGTCTGTGTACTTTGCAAGGTCAATTCCGTAAGCCTTTGGTGTGCCGGTACTCTGTTGAATACAAGCGTTGATGTTCTCATGTCCGAATGGGTTAGAATTATCGTCAGCAGGTTCAGCCAAGTACAACTCCCTAAACACATACTCAGGTAGATCACGTTTGGCTTGTTCTATCTCCTCACGTTCAATGATGCCCTCATCTGCCGCATCGTAAGCCGTGATTTTGAAATACTCCATGTTAGGATCACCAGCCTTTGCTCTCTCACCTAATTTGTAGAACCAATTCTTTTTACCCTTGACGTTTCCAATCAGTTTACATTTGCCTTGTGTTGCTGTTAGTGTTGAACGAAGTGCAAACCAAGAGTCCTCTCTTGCTCTTGATGCCTCATCAAAGACTGCCGCATAAACATCGTCACCATAAAGGTTATCAGGCTTTTCTGCTGATTTAAACTCAATCCTTGAGCCTACCGGTGTTATCAGTGTTAACTTGCTTTCGTTAGATACAAAGAAGTTTTTCTCTGTTACCTGTGCCTTCATCCTTCTGAATGCTATCTCCGCTTGTTGGTAGACAGGAGCAACCCACCACACCGATTGATTTTCTTTTAAATTTAAAGACTGCTCAAATAACCAAATTATATGACTTGCCGTTTTACCCGTCTTAGTGGATGCTGCCGTTATTGTGTAACGTGCATCTGAATCTAAGATGGCTTTTTGATAGCTCGTAAGTTTTGGTCTTGAGTAGTTAATTTGCATTTTTAACCCCTTATTTACGTGTTAAAAAAAACCGATTTCGTTTCACGATGTAACACTCCTTAAAAGGTCGACACGCTTTTTGTTTATGGTATCAAGGTTGTGGTGTTCTTGGCAATAGTGGTAATTAATCATGCCCACCTCTTTTGCTTTGTCTGACTTGATCAGCTTTCCAATCTCAGACCAATCATTGTTTTTAACAAAGAAACATCCAAGATTGTCACGGTGGTTCGTGTACGGCTCAACTGCACTTACAAAGATGGGCAACTTGTAGGCTGCCGCTTCGAGAATCTTCAGCTCTGATTTGTATCGGTTGAAATTAGTTGGAAGTAGTGGAGCAATGCAGATGTCTATCTCGGAGTAATACTTGCCGAACTCATTGGCTTTTGTTCCTACCCTCGTTTCAAACCACTCTGGGCGTTTATGTCTTGGCTCTCCTGTAATTGCTTTCTCCATTGTTGCCCAATCAGCTACATTCTCATGAAAGCCACACATCAAGAACCTTGCTCCGTATTCCTCACAGATAGGCTTTATTTTGTCTGTAAGCAACTTTAAATCTTCCGTGTGAGATAACCCTCCTACCCAACCGATAGTAAAAGGATGCTCTGTTTCTGCTTTCCATTGACTTTGATTTAAGTCTAAAGCATTTGGAATTATCGTGACGTTTTGATTCAACTCTTTGACTTTCTCCTGAAGTTGTGGAGTTGTCACCATCACTGCATCTGCATAGTGTAGGCTGTCCTTTATTCCGTTCTTAATAAAGGCTCTGTAAAACTTATACGCTGGGTTGTGTTTAGGTATAATCCAATAATCATCAATATCAACTATGAAAGGGATTTTCTTTTTGGCAAGTATCGGAAGGATGTTGTATTGCAATCTTCCAAGCCATCTAT